AATTGAATTTGAAGAGCCACAAGAAGAACAGAAGCCTGAAGTAGAAGTACAGAAGGAAGAAGTTGTTAAAGAAGAAGAAGAAGCTCCAGAACTAGAAGGTATTGAAACTAATGGAGCAACACGAAGAATAAAAAAACTTCTCTTTGAACGTCAAGAACGTGATAAACATATTCAAGCTCTCATCCAAAAAAATGAGGAACTAAATACTAACCTCAGAACAAAAGATAAAGAAGTAAATACATTAGGTAAGACTAGTTTAGATGCTTCTCAAAAACAATTAACTGATAAGATAGAGTTAGCAAGATCAGTATATACCGAAGCCTTTGAAGAAGGTGATAAAGATAGAGTTCTAAAAGCACAAGAAATGCTTAACGATGCTCAGATAGATCTTAAAGCTGTTACTGCTGCTCAAAATAATTATCAAGAGATAGAGGAACAGGTCGTACCACAACAGGCACAACCTCAACTACAACGTCCTCAGAGAACTGATCCAAGAGCAGAGAAGTGGGCTGCTGATAATGATTGGTTTGGAACAGATAATGTTATGACTGCTGCTGCTCTAGCAATAGACGCAGAGTTAAAGGGAGAAGGTTATGATC